CCATCGAGCTTGGAGTGGTCTGCGTCAGTGAAAACATTTGAATCCGTAGCAGCATCAACAGCAGCACGAATCTCTGCATCAGTTTGGTCTGCGGTAGCACTGGCTTCAATACCGTCGAGCTTGGTGTGGTCAGCATCCGTGAAAGCGTTAGTGTCTGACTCGCCTTCGTATAAACTTTTAATCTGCGCACCCGTCTGGTCAGCAGTTGCACCGGATTCAATCCCATCGAGCTTTGTCTTGTCTCCATCAACGAACGCACCTTCAGATGGTTTGGGCTGAAGGGTTGATATGGTGACACCCTTTACGCCAGCTAGGTCAGTTAGCTCAGAGTCCATTAATGCACCAGCGGCAGTTACGTTGGTGCTGTCAGTGACATCTGCACTGGATTCGATACCGTCTAGTTTGGAATGATCTGCATCTGTAAAAACATTTGAATCCGTAGCTGCCTCGACTGCTGCGCGAATTTCCGCATCGGTCTGGTCGGCAGTAGCTCCGGTTTCAATGCCATCAAGTTTAGTCTCATCAGAGGCAGTAAAGTGTTTGTTGGTGGTTCCCTCTGCTATTTCATCCAGGTTATCTTTGGTTAAGATTTGGGCATCTACATAAGTCTTAACGGATTTAGCGGAAGCCAGGGTATCGTCACTGGCGCTTACAGAGGAAAGATCAGTGTCAATTGAAACAATGCCATCTAATAAATTTAATTCAGTAGCAGTCGAAGTAAGCGCAGTGGATCCAATGGTAAGAGTACCCCCAATTGTTGCATCACCCGTGGACTCAAGGGTGCCGGTTGATTTAACGCCGGCAGTTGAAACCTGCAAAGCACTCTCCGTGCCTTCCCCGTCCATAACGGTTCTTATTGTTCCGTCAACACCACTGTTACTGTTCGGAACCTGTAGGACATCCTTATAAGTTGCCGAAATTTGTTTATTTTGTAATGAGTCGCTGGATGCCATTTCTTAAATTCCCCAAATTTTTTTAATCTGTTTTTTGCTATACTCGCTCTTCCATCTTCCGCCCGCATTCTCTAGCTCATGGTAGCCGGCTTTAATTTGAGAAGTGTAATCATTTGGGTTAGAAGCAACCCCTGAAACACCGAACCCGGTCACGATTTCACGGGTAAATTTATCCCCGTTTTCCGTAATCTCATTAGTCCCCCTGGGCACTACCTTCTCAATAGTGCTACCAGATTTATTTTTAAAAACATATAAAGGCATTTCAAAAAGCCGGGGGAGAGTTACCTCCCCCGGTTGTTAGCTATTCGTTATTAAGCGAAAGCAGTCTTGGAATACATCTCAACGTAATACTTAGGCTGAAGCACTGCCGCAGCGTAGTAAGATTTATAAGAAATCTTGGTTAGCTGGTTGAGCGGATCCGACTTGTCGGCACCGTCTGCAATCATCACCTTAGGTGAGTAAGGAGACTGAGCGGCAATATCGGTTACACCGTAAGCATTAGCACCAAGCACTAGAGTCGAATGGATTGTTCCAGACGCATCATAAGCATGCTGAGTGCTACCATCACTGAGAAATCCGTTAGTGCTGGAAATCACGCGGTTACCCCATAGGCGTCCAACTTCCCCGGAGAAAAGTTGTTCCACTGCTGAGTAGCTCGCGGCATTCTGCCATCCACTGGTTTTCATCAGGTCACTGATCACTTCTGGTGAAGCGACAGCAATAAATGATCCACCAATTTTACTGGTGTTGTTTTGGTTCAACTGAGTTGCGCAATCGAGCAGGTCATTAAACTCAACTGTAGCATCGGCAGCATTAGCCGAGTTAACAGCAGCATAATCAGCAAGACCATTAGCCATGCGGGTTTGCTTGCCGGTTACGTTTGAGCATAACTTGTCACGAACGATTGTGTCAGCGTGAAGAGCGGCATCCTGGCCAGTGACTTTAATTGCTTGCTCCATGTGGTTAAACAATTCAGTCAATTGCAAGATGTCGGTCAAGCTGATCACTTGTCCGTACTGTACGAGTGCTGCTGTGACTTCTTCCAAGGTCAGCGCACGTTCGGTAACCGAAGTTCCACCCTCAGTAGAGAGAGTAGTAATTGCGCTTGTGCTTGGTTCGTCAAAGCGGAACCATTTGATGTCCTTGGCACCTGCCTTTGCCGGCAATGGTGCTTTGTTGGCAAATTGTACCAACTGCAAGGATTTAGTAATATACTCCAGCAACTCTTTGCTGAAATATGTCGCAAATTGGGCATCTAAATTATCAGTGCCCGTGGTCATATTAGCCATTAGATTTTTTAACCCCTATAGTTTTGTGTCACTTGAATATCCTCAGTCCAATCTGGTTATCATCAGCTTCCTGAAGTGCGGAGAGTAATTTTTCCCTCACTTGCTCCTTAGGCGCTTGTGAATTTGCGCTGGACCCGGACTCTCGCCCAGGAGGTGATCCAGTGACACTTGTTTGTTTAGTTAGTTCTGCAACCTTAGCTTCAAGGTCGCCCTTCTCTTTCTGCAATGCCTCGACCTGCTTGCTTGAGATTTTTGCATTAACGAACTCAACGGCATCCTGAATACCTTCAGAATAATTCTTTAGGTACGGGCGTTGTTCCAGGACATGTTCAACACCTCTGCTCATTTCGGATTCCGGGTTTTCAAGATCAGGGTGCTGGGCTTGAAGATCCTTTAGATTTTCATTCCATGCCCCTTGTATCTCTTCGGCAACCTTTAAGCGTTCGTTGCTTTGTCGTCTTTGCTCAACCTCTTTCGCTTTTTCCAAGGCAAGTTCAGCGAGTTCAGTCTCACCATCTTCCTTGTACCTCTCAGCCATTTCCCGGTAATCGTCCGGTGAAGCCTGGTCGTCTGAAGCCTGTTGCTTCATCTGTTCCAATTCTTCACGCTCTTTCCTGAGCGCCGCCTTTTCCGAGTTGAGTTTTTCCCAACTTTTATCAAGGCGTTCGTTCGATTTCTTTTCCCGGTTGCTTAGAGGCTTTTCTTCAGTCTCTTCATCGCTTGTCTGTTCAGGTGCCTCATTTTCCATTTCTTTGGTTTCGGCCTCCTGTTTCGGCGGGTTAGATGACTCCTCATCGTTCTGATTGTCCGATGCGAGTTCTTCGGACACCTGGGGTTGCTCGCTTGCCGGCGTGTCAGCAGCATTTAATGCTGCCAGTAAAGCCTCACGCTCGGCACTCCTATCAGTTGCGGTTTCGTCACTCATTTTTCGTTGTAGTCTAACCACGCCAAATCGTCAGTGGGCACATCAGGTTGATGTTCCGGGTCCGTGATCACGGGCTCGGCCATTAGCGCATCCAAGGTAGCTACTGCACCCCTAAATCCAGCAGCATAACCTGCGCGATATTCCAGATCACCAGACCTGGATGTGCCATCCAGGGATTGTTGCACAGTCATGGAGAGAAGCGTTGATCTAAGCCTCTCCCCTGTTTGTCCCTGAAAAAATCTTTTCAATCCGACAGCATCCTGATCTCTCCATTCAGGCATACTTTCGTATGTCCATGCACATAAGCGCATAAAATTTAGCGCGGCTCGCAATTTGCGCAGCATTAGTAATTACCCCCCATAGGTGTTTCCAAAGAAACAGGCTCTGCCACCGCCGGTTGTGCCGCTGGTTGCGCCATTGGCATTTCCTGTGCGGGTGCCCCCATCGCATTAGGATCAGGTTCGGCTACTGGTTGCGAGCCGGCTAGTAGGCCGGCAATTTCCGCCTCCACCTCTTTAGCGGCATCCTTATCTTTTTTACGGAGTAGCTCCAAGTGGTTAGCTATATGCTCTTGGAGTCTTTGCATCTCCATCGGTTCAACTTGTCGGCCAACTTGGGATGACAATTGAATGTATCCCAAAATAGTGCGGATATGGGTGGCGTGGTCGTCAGTTTCTTTAACCACTGCCGGGAATCCGAGCCGCATAAAGGTTAATTCGTTTGCCTGGTCCTCTGCCTGATCTGCCATCTTCAACTCTGGATCCATGAAGAGGCGCTTAACCAGGGCAACGTCATCAGCTTCCAGGACTGACTTGCGTAATTCGCCTTGATTAATAAACGGATCATTAACGAACATTTGCATGCGGTTAACCGCACGCTGATAAATGAAATCTCTATTAACACCGTCAGCACTTCCGGTGGGTCGGATATGGTAGGTTTCTTTTAATGCCTCCGGGCTTAACTCCTTAACCGTATCTTCGTACCAATAATCAAGTGAACTCTTGCTGTGCTCCTTGAGAAGCATCCAGGCACAATCATATAACCGGCCAAGTCCCATTCGGAATATGCGCAAACGTAAATCTGAACTTTGACTGAACAGATTTGAAATTTGATTAATCTCTGTTGCAGTTCTTCTCTCAGTGTTTTGTAAACTCTGGGACATGCCGAAATCGGGGGTAGCGACCCGTTGTTCGGCAATGTCCCTGGTGAACATCATCGATTGATCAAATGATACCGGGGGTGCCGGCATAGCAATCGGTTGAATGTCGTAAGGTAAAATTTGTCCGGGTGAGAACTTCAGGTTAGCGGCGTTCGGTATCTCCCGTGCGGAGCGGAACAAAGGCCGGTTAACCAATGTCATGTAATCATTCTTTTCGTTCAGTAGCTTGGTCAACTCAGCCTCATGTACCGCAACAATTTCCGTTACCCCCCTGGGTGAATACCAACGACCATCCTTAACCTCATACTCAAACTGACTGAAAGGTGGTTTGTTGTTGTACTCCTTTGATAAGCCGAAAGGCTTTCGAATATCCTCCTCAGGGTGTAGTGGGCTAAAGCTTTCACAGTACCACATCCCATCCTCATCCCTGCACCACACTTCCCAAACGATAATATAATCCTCTTCATTAAAGGTTAACCCTTCACGCTGATACTGGGCTTGAACCTTTTGGTTATCCCCCCGGACATCAGTGCCGGCACCTTTAATGCGTTTTATTAATTGGTTATCCTGCTTAAATAATTCATTACGGCGATACGCCTCCTCAGAATAATGCTGAACATGCACAATGCGATCCGCTTCAGCCACATTACGGGTCCATGTCGGAACAATAATGTGTTGCGGATCGATGCTTTCAAAAACGAGTTTCTTAGAGTCATGGTCCCAATAGGTTTTCATGACCCCGCGCCCACTCATAAGCATAAAATCAATGACTGATAGAACCTCAGTCTCGATATTTGATTTTTGTTTGAGTTGATAATCAAACCACTGTGCTGCCGCGTTTGCATAAGCAGTGGTTTTATCCCTGACCGGAGTAAATTGAGCGATCAGGTCAGTAGCAAACATTTGCTGAAAGTAAAAAGGTGCCAACCGTTGGATAACAGTGTCACTAAGCGGGAAATGCGCGTCACTCGCGCCGGGCCATGGTTTGTTTTTGCGTCTTAACCCATTATGACGCATTCGGTAGAACATGCTTTGCCGGGTATCCCATGAATTACGATCAGCAAGGTCATCAATAATTGCTCCATGCAATTCTTTACGCGACAATTGTCCCATCCAACTATAATTGACGAATTTTGTTTATCCATAGCAACAGTTAATGCGTCAATTGACGTATTAGTAGGGACTAGAGTGGACAAGTGAATCGTCTAAAAGGTAATGGGGGTAATATGAACGAATTAGGACTCATCATGGCCCTGGCAGATTCCCTTTTCATGGGTGTGGTTGCCGTTTCTCTAGCAGCAATAGCACTGAAGAGGTAAACGAGGGTAAAGTGCATAATAAAAATTGGTCGGTGGCCTCAAGCCACCGGCCAATTTTCCGTTTTTAAAGCCCAACGTGCATGCCTTCAGGTAAATCATCTCCCTGGTTAGCTTCCCGAAACACATCATGAATGCTTGGTCTAACGTATTCCATCAACATATCATCCAATTGCCCTTTAGCAGCAACTGCCATCACCACCGCATCTGCGCGGTCAGGACTAGCCAAACCCCTGGACTTCATTTCCGACTTACTTTCCAGGTTAAGTTTACCATTTTTACTGGCTGAACACCGGCGTTGAGTCAATTGCTGTGATAACACCTCATCGTCAGGCAAAATTATCTCACACTTCTCCAATAACCTTGCCAAAGTAAACCACATTTCCACTGAACGATTCACAAACGCATCACTATCCTGGGCACGACCTCCAAAATTAATCCGGTGAATGTTCCAACCCGCTTCCCGCAGCGCATCTGCCATGGGTAAACCTAATCCACCAACATCACAGTAAATCTGGTCCTCTTTTAGCCCTTCCTTTTTAAACTCAATAATAAACCTACCCACTGAAGCCATAGTATCCTTGTCGCGCCAGGTAATAATCTTCTCAACCTTGTTCCCCCGCCTGATTGCCATCGCATTTTCATCTCCACCCCCGGCAAAATCCACTCCGCAAGTTACATCTTTACCGCTCTTGCGCGGCGGATTTGCAATCGCATTATCCAAAGTAGCATAAGGAATAACTAACCGTTCATCATCGGCCTCCATAAACTCACCAAAGACCATCGACTTAATCAACGGATGATCCCTACCCCACCTTTCAAACTGTTCCTCAATCCATTGCTCAGAGATATGAGGGCAATCGTAGGCAGTTACCTTATGCAAATCCCAAAGGTGTTGTTGTTTATTGAAGATCCGCCAAAACTCACCACTCGTACCACCGGGCGAACTAATCACCAATTGCCGGCTTGGTTGGCACCGGGCAATAGCCTCAAATATCCCATCCTGGACCGTCTTACTTTCATCACAAATAATCATCAGATTATCCGCATGCCAACCCTCAAACCGACCAGGGTCATCCGTACTAAATCCAATTATCCTGGACCCGGTGCTCGTAACCAAATCAGTCTGGTTAACCTGTATCCCCCAACCCTTAACCTTGGCCGCCAATGAACGAATGCAGGGCCACATCTGCTCTTTAACCTGCCGATACACCCCCGAAGTCGTAATCGTAATCGAGTTAGGATAAATCAAAGCATGCCAAAGAGCAGCAGGGGCAGCCAAATGGGTAGTCTTACCACTACCATTAGCTGCCCTCACCGCAACCCTACACTTACCACCCTTACCTGTAATCCCTTTCATTGCTTTCCTTTGCCATGGATACAGTTCCATACCAAATATCTCCTTACTGAAATTCTCCAAATCAGTAACCGATGGATCCAGCTTCTTAGTCTTAGTGGTGGTGGCACTCATTTAACCTCTCCCTTTCCTTTTAGACCAATCGTGCATCACGTAATTTTTCCTCAAGCCATTTATTGCGCTTCTGTAACTGGTCAACCTGCAACTTTAATTCATCAATCTGCCTATTCAAGCTGCGCAAATAAAATATGCCATCAGTTAATTCCTCACCAATTGCACCAATCAAATCAGGATGCTTGTCCAGGTTATTGGTTACCTCCTGCCTAGCCTGACCATCATCATACTTGGCAGGGGCAACCTGGTTAAACCATTTCATCGCATCATCCCGGATCTGGTCCGGGGTTCTCTCAGGTAATATTTTGTGACTCATCTGTAATCCTCCATCGAATAGTGAAACTCATTAAAATCTATACCCTTTTTAATGGATCCCTCCACATGTCTTAATATTTTTGAAAGTTTTTTCCTTTCATGTAGGCAGCCCTTAGCTTCCCCGTCTTTTAATCCGGCAGTGTACCCTACCGATAAAACCAAATCCAAAATCCTATTCATTTCAGGCAGCTTAATCGGATTAATCCCTTTGTCCCTATGGGTAATTGCCATAGCCATTGGCTCGGTTAATTCATATGCTTCTTTGTCACTCATTATTCTCCTTTTTTGATTGGCTAAGGTTTTTGTCGATCACGGGTGATCATCTATGCACCTCCCACCCCTTGGTCCTACATATAGCCTCAATAAGCATAGTGTTGTGCAAAGCAGTAAACCATACCTTTTCGTTCATGTGATGAAGCCAGCGAACCAAGTCCAGGGGTTTCTGGATTCGATCCAAATCAATCTCATAGAATGCCGATCCATTAATTGGGCCGGTTGTTATCGTGTTATTGTCGCCAATTTCCATGGGTGGGTATTCGATCTCCATCTCACGGATTTGCTTGGGGTTTAGTGTTTCTAACATATCTTTCCTTTCTATTATTTCATGTTTTGGGGTTATTTCTCATGCGTGAAATTGTGTGTTTTTAAGAAATAAAGTCTTACGCGAGGGGTAAAAAAGGGGGTGGGGGGGCGAAATACCGCTCCGAGAACTGGGTGCCCCACCCCCACCACATCTTGTGGTGTGGCTTGCCTCACCCACTACCCATAGTGCCCCGCCGGTTGTGGTGCCCTTGAGCCAGGCTACCACTGGTTGTGGTGCCGCGGAATGACTTGCGAGAGTTTCACCCCACAAAAACAGTGGTGACAGGGCGCTTGCTGTTAGCATAAGTGTTAGCAGATCCATGCCGAGCCTTATATATCAATGGTTTCCTGATCATTATCAGGGGATTCCTTATCCCCCGATGCGTCCCGCTCTTGCCTGGCGCCATGCATCCCGGTCAACATCTCCGGGCTAATCTGAGTCTGCATCATGACGCCGGCGACCTGGTGCTTTGAATGTGATGCCCAATCGCGCGGAAAGCGCCTCTCAAGGACTTCCAGGGCTAGGCGCGGATTTTTGGACATCCCTTTGCGTACAACGCCGTACAACTCATCCTGGGCGATTGCTTCCGCGTGCGCGAGGGCGTTACGCATATCATCCCACTTCCCTTTCCACTTACTCAACGTCTCCCTACTTATCCCTGCCAATTGTGCTGCCCTACTCTCTGGCAACCCAATAGCGACATTCCTCAAAATGGCTTCCACATTGTGTGCAGTGTACTTGTTGATCTTCTCCAGCCTCCTATCACCCTTAATCAGCTTGGCATGCTCCTTCACACTCTCCGGGATTAGATCCTTCACATCAATCGATGACGGGTCAGGCATAGCAATAACTGCTTTGGCTGCCGTCAATGAATTACCGGGTTTCTTCCTCGGTTTCACCCTCTTCCTTGGTCCTTCACCCTTTTCCTCGTTTTCCTTCATAAATCACTAAATCAGCCGGTAGTTGCTGGTAGTTAATTAATTCCCCCCCCTAAAGGGGGGAATAATTTACTACCACTACCTGTCAGTTAATTGCTGGTAATGGTAGTAAACCTATTTACTACCACCATAATTGCGGTAAATTTTCCCATCTCTTCTCTCCAAACTTCCGTCCCTTGTGTAATGTAAAATTGCCTGTTTGATTGTTCCCGGTGTTGGACACTTACCAATCTCCTCATTATGGATTTGGCTGAAATGATCCATGGCTTCCTTCTGAGTAAAACCATCCTCAGGCCACGCACTAAGCATACCGTTCCTAAAGCTCGGCCTACCCACCTCCTTCTTCTCTGGTGGTTGATGATCTGATGGCAACCAACATAGTCCCTCTGAGCTATGCTCCAGGTGAACATGCTCGGCACTGGTACTCCACTCATGACTAAGCCCGGACCTCTTCCCTCTCTTAGCTGCTGTTAGCCTGAAAATGCCCTCTGAGCCTCTTTCAGCCTGTAGGACCATGATTGCCCTTGCCCAGTTAGTAAGGACGCTAGAACCTAATCCTGCATACATTAAATCCGCAGTAGTAAATCCCTTTGTGTCATTGCTGGTCTTAGGTTTGCCGGTGTGATGAATGATGTGAAAAAGGCAGTCAGACTCTATGGCTAGTTCATCGATCAATCCGGTGAAGTAACTAACATCCTCAGATGAATTAGGATCTCCGCCCAGATAACAGAGTAGTGGATCAATCCAAACCATATCAGGTTGATACTCAGCGATCATCTTGCGGAGTTGAGCGATAAACTCTAACCCGGTTGAATTGACCATCCTGACAATACTAACCCTTTGCTGGATCTCATTAAAATCAAGTTCTGGATACTCCTGGGCAAGACCATGCTTAACTCCCTGAATAGTTTCAGCGACATCACCAAAGTTATTTTCAGCCTGGATGATTAGGCTTTTGTAACATCCCTTAGGATGGATCCCGAAGAACGGCATACCAGTTGCCCAGGTCATTGCTGCCTGTAATGTGAGCACTGACTTACCTAACCCACTGGACCCAACCCAGACACATGACCCGGACTTCGATAACCACCGGGAACCAAGCATACAATCCATATCCTTGCTGGCATCAAATGCGAGTAGATCATTCCAATCCATTGACCCTGGTAGTCTTGGAGTGTTTGGGTTCTCATACAAAGGCGCTGACTCCATTGCCTCGATGACTTGTGAACCTGTTGCCCCGGCCCGGACCCAATCATTTAAATCCTTATGCTCATCTGGTGTAGCGACAATGTGGCATCGTGGATGCATTTCAGTTATGTCATCCTGCCATTTCTCTGCTGCCTCATCGTTTTGGGTGAAGAGATAAACTTTACTCTTTGGTGGAATTAATCCGTTTATCTTTTTAGCACCCTGAGCGCCTCTGGTAATTAGTATTGAAGATATTGGTTGGATAGACTCAGCCCACCTCACCTTGTCCATGAAGGCGAATGCGTCCCACTGTGACTCGAATACGAACACATGTTCAGTGTGATCACCAATCCACCATGGTGCGGATTTACCTCCTAATATCTTCCAACCCTTTTCCCTGTGAAAAAGATGAGCACCGTCAGCCTTCCCGTTTGGCGTGGTTCGGGGGTTATGTTGAACCGGGAAAGCGAGTCGTCCCTGGACGATGCCCATGTGATTATTCTCATGCAACCAATCAACAAACTCAGGTGAGTAGCCTCTCCACTCTGCGAGTTTATTTCTCATTGCCGGCTTAAATGCTTCGCGAGCCTCGGTCCAATCGATCCTTTTGGGTGGATCGATCAGGACCGGCCTCGCTTCTTCTGCACCAGCCATTTGCTTAAATCTTTGAATCGCTTCGTTTTGCGAAATGCTCAGTGCTACCTGAATAAAATCAATTGCATCACCACCACCACACCCGGCGTGACACTTCCACTTCCATTGACCTGCTTCTTCCCAGATTCCGAAGCTGGGATTCTTATCATCATGAAAAGGGCAATTCGTACTCTTCTTAATCAAATCACGGGAGTAACCCAACTCAGTCACTACCTCCGGCAAACTAAACTTCTTTTTTAACTCAGAAATCTCCACGCCAAACCTCCACTCCATCAAACGGACCATGCTCATGGTCCACCCTTAATCTAACTAATGCATAAGGGATATCACCTCGCTCCAAATCCGATACCACTTTCATCCACATCGCCTTTTGCTTTGGGCGATAGGGTAAGGTTAAGGGGTACAACCCTCTAGCCTCCGCTTGCTCAACCGTTATCGTCTCCATCTTCTTCCTCCCCAAATGGTAAATGCACAAATGCCATTGCCGGACAACTAGGGCAGCTAAAGTTTGAAATAATTCCATCACCCTCGTAGCCGCACTCCTCAAAAGAATGATCGCCGCCCCAAATCATTTCGCCATCGCAATGCCAGCAGTTCATCAGCCCACCATCTCTTTAAGTTTGCGTTTGTTTTCTTTGCGAGTCTCTGAATCTTGAAAAACAATCTGCTTACCCGAAAGCTCAGGCCAAACCCGATTGAAGGCCCGGTCAACTTCGATAAGAAAATTTATCTTACGGCAGGAGTGAATTACAGTGCCGTGATGGCAGTGAAGTAGTTTACCGATTGATATGTAATCCCACCCCTCATTCCGCATAAGCCAACAAATCAGTTGCCTTGCAACGGCAACTCTGGAGACCCTGCGCTTCCCTACAATCTCCGGTATGGAAACACCTGTTCTCTTGTTTACAACTTCTAAAAACCTAACAAAATCTTCCTCAATCATTTTTCACCTCCAGGGAAATAGTTGCGTTGTAGTTGCCAGATTTCGCATGCTCTTCTAAAGACATCCCATCCGGTTTTCACCTCTTGATCAGTCCACAACTTTTCAAACGGTTGCATTGGTTCTTTTGAATTAATAACCAGACTCATCACCATTGGTTTACCATCAACACACTCACGGTAGGCAGCTAATTGGCGAATCCATGAGTCATAATAATTAGGCTTTTTGCCTTTCATATTCTGAGTTTTGATATCGATCAAAATCGGCTCATCATAATTAACATGTTTAGCGACCATATCCATCGTGCCGGCATACCCAATTTTCCTGTTCACCACTGTTCGTTCCGAGCAAATTACCTCTTCGATTGACTCATTGTACCAAGCTAAATACTCTTCAAACCACGGTTCAAGTGCCGGGTCCGGTTTGTAGTTTTTGTCCCGGTGAAAATTATCAATTGCATCGTGGATTTCTGACCCAAACTTTCTGGCTTCCGAACCAAATTGATTGGCGTCCTCCCGAATCCGTTTGCAAAAGTTTTTGAAGTCCTCGCCCTCCATAGTGGGCAGTGTGTAACTCGCTTCCAGGACAGTATTGATGTACCAGTTTGATACGCCAAAATTTGTAAGCACGTCCTTATCAATCCCGGTTACTGAAGGAAAAAGGTTATACTTCCGCGCATCAGTTAATATGGTGCCTCTCTGTTTTCCATTAGCACCTTCTATAGTGTGTTGAGGGGATCCATCGGCGTGATACCAATGCCCCGATTTAATCGGTTCAGCTACTTTCAGTTTTAGTTCATCCATAATAAAATCTTCCAAATAAAATAAATAACGGATGCCCAGATCAGCAGGTTCAGCAGATCAGGTCCGAACTGCAAAACGCCCCTTGCCGCGTAGACCACCTTTCGGGACATCCGTTGGTAAAAAGAAAGCTGCCCCACTGGGTTCCGCTGTAGGTGTACTGCGGTGCGCCAAGGAGGATCGCTAGAAGAGTGAGGCAGCTTAAACATTAGAACGGTACGTCATCGTTTTCGTCGTACTCTTCTTTCCTGGGTGCAGTTGGTTCAGTAGCAACTGCCGGTGACTCTGAGTTGTTTTCCTCCCGATACTTTTCGATCCGCTCGCGAGTGCGGTCACCGTCATATTCTCCGCTCGGCTTGATCCAGTCCTTTTTTGCGAGCTTTCGGGCACGGTCAACGTAGACCACCACCTTGTCCTCGCCTTCAGGAGTGAACTCTTCGAGTTCAAGCATGCACCCTACTCCGAGCATCTGGCGGAGGTTAAACTCCTCACCCGGCTCGAACGGTTTGCCGCGCCACTTGGTCAGGAACTTATACAGGTTGCTTTTTTCATTCAGAGAGTTGGTGAACTTCTTGCGCACCAAAAAGGGGCGTCCATCGTCCATCTTCTCTTCGATCTCAAAGTAAAAGAACAATAGGTCTTTCACTCCGAATTTAGTCTGCTCATTCTTGGACAGAACGATGTCAACCAAGATTGCTTTATGTTCACCCGCTGGGGGTGGTGTGTAGTCCGAGACAGCATTGCCGCCTCCCGCGGTTAGCGTTAGTTCGCTCATTCGTTATCTTTCGTTTTTTGTTTCGTTTTGTTCTGGAGGCAAATCACCACGCAAAAACTTTGCGAAGTCCTCCAGAGAGAAAGTTATTAGGGGTTCAGTGTTATTGCGTTTATGGATTACGCATGGGATCTTTCCTAAGCCTTCAGCATCCCTTCTTGATTGATCGTAGGCGTCCTGAAGGTTGAGCTTCTCAACGTGTTTGGCTTCGATGTGCAACCAATCGGTCACACCTTTAACCACCACATCGGGTGCGTCCTCACCAGTGTGGACATTTTTCCCGCTAAACTGGCAGCCGCGAAAACTGTCGTACCCTTGATCCCTGAACCAAAGAGCAAGGTATCGCTCAAATCTCGCACCCTTTTGACGACTATTTATAGGCATAATATTAATATTATACTCAACGCATGTGACATCCATGATCCATCCTTCATTTTAGTTATCTGGGGTCTGGAAAGTTGGGTGATGAAAACCAAGGCTGACCAAGACTGCATCGATATATATTGCTTGAGGTGCGCAGTGCGCACAAATGTAGCCTGGCATGGTTCTGTCGTAATGGGTTACTAGGGTCGCATTTCCGCAATGTAGGCAGAACCCAGGGACGGGAGGGACTTGCTTTTTAATTCCGGGGCGAGACTCCATTACTTCAAATGCTTGTGGAGTTTAACGATTGCTCGCTGAGTAATTTCTGGAGTCTTATCCAGTTGAAATCCACGCCGCTCGAATCCGCGCACACCTAAGTTGTATGCTGCATAGAGTTCGCCGGCGTTGGGGTCGCGGCCCATTTTCCTCCTTAGTTGGGAATGGATGAGCGACAAGTAGATTTTGCAATATTGGTGGCTAATGGTTGGGTCGTTTACCCCCTTCTCGTATGCCGTGGTTTTGAATCCGTTTTTCTTTAACCACCTTGAGCAATCGGTCCACGCCGGCCTCCCCATCTGGAAAGCACCATTGGATTTCGTCATGTCTCCAACTGCGCTATGATCCATATTGGATTCCACCATGCCAACCGCATGGATTAAGGCACCATTTATTTCAACGGCATTTGCAATTGTCATAATTGCAAAGCACCCGGCGGCAGCCAGAAACCTCTTAAACGAGTCCATAGTGATTCGGGGGGAGTTCTCCCCTACCCACTTGGTGCTGAGTTGACCACTGGACCGCATACGGTCCACGGTTTTGGTTGATACGCGAAGTCGCTGCGCAACTTCCCTTCTAGTTAGCAGTTCAGTTGTTTTCATTTTTCCTGTTTGGCTAGAACGCAATACCGATTGATCAACGCCTCAATCACTGCCGTTTGAGGCACACGCTTCCGCTTGGAATAACGCTTTAGCGATTTGAGGGTGTTGGGGGAAAAGCGGTAGCTAACCATTACTCTGTTTTTAGTTTTCATTTGGGTTCCTCCTCGGAACGGTTGTGATGTAAGCATAGACATGCACTGCATGTACATACATTTTTTGCCAGGGAGAGTTGTAATGTATTGACAAATTCATGTTTAGGTCTAGTTTTTCAGCCTTGTAAGGCTAGGTAGAAAAATGGCATTCGGTCAGGATACAGATAAAAAAAAGAGTACGGCGTTCCGGTTCAGGGAAAGCCTCATTAAAGAGTTGCAAGCGGCGAGTAAGGCCACCGGGTTGACCATGACTGCAGTTATAGAAGAGTGTTGTGAAGCGCATCTTGATAAACTAATTGCTAAGGTTCGCGCTGATCAGGCGAAGGCGGCGAAGGAGTTGATTGCACTTCGTAAGCGTAGAAAGTAACCGTTTCCTCCCTTTTTTCTAAGTGAATTTCGAGTTCACGCAATCCGGCTTGAAGCTCCGCCCTAAACTCTAAAATCTCATTTCGGGTCATTAGACTAAGCTCATCTCGGTCAAATAACATCATATCCTCCTCGTATATACATGCACCACTTGCCTTTCAATTGTTCTTTATTAAGATTCTATTCACATATTTTATACCGTGGGTATCTCGGAAATCTAACACCCGTGTAGGACATCCATAGTCCCACCTCTTGTAAAAAAGTTATTAACCAAGTGATTTTAGTGTTGCATGTATATACATGTACCACTAGTATGTATAGACAGTTGAGGGGCTGAACCTCTTAGCTGAAACTGCAAAATGAAAAATATGAAATTCACCAAACTGGAGAGTGTCGGATCAGTAATCTCGAACTTCGGATTCATCTATCCTTTAAATGCCGATGGCTCGGTTGATACCGCAAGCCAAGTTGACTTGAATGATGCCAGCGACGAATGGCTCGCATCCCTGAGTGATGTCGATTACGCAATCGTAAGGCAGTACGAGAAAGAGTATTCACTAGGGGAAGACGGCGACTGCGACACCTATTGCAACTGGAGCTAACAACCAAAACTGCAAAATGATACTAAAATATAAACCAGAACGCACTGAGGGTGCGACCAACTCGGAAGGTGATGTTTTCACCTACACCCTCACCGACATTGAACCCTACACCGCTGAAGGTGATTCCCGGCTAACGGGTTTTTACGCCAAGGTGGTGGAACGTGGAAACGCCTGGAGGCTTTTCCGCGCAGATCGAATCGTAGAATTGGGAGCGTAATGAATTTTAGGTTGGGAGTAAGAGCAAAGTGCTACATGTCAGTAAACCTGCGGTGGGGCAAGAAACGATCCGTAAGGACTGCCATGCGAGCCGACCAGAAGGTCTATGCTCCCAACCTTTAACACT